CAGTAACAGCGCCGAGTTTGAGAGGATGTAGACACAAACCCACTGTTCCTGTTTCTTTTGCAACTGGTTTGCCCATTGCAAAAACTGTCTTGCTACAAGTTGCAACAGTTACAATAGATTTTGCATGTAGATTTTCACCATGCGGTGTTACTGTATCAAGACCCGTTGATATTATAGCACCCTCAACGAATACCGTAGGAGCGCCTGGACCTATAATGATTCCACCTGGTCCAATTTGAGATACTCCTACTTTGCCTGCGCCGCTTATCATAATGTTATTTATCACTAATAATTTGCATACTAAAGTAGAACAACATAATTGCTATACCTAAATGAGTGCCATTGACCTTAAGTAATTGTTTCTTCAACGTCTTGTTCAGCTTCTTGTTCAGCTGTGAGCATAGCCTCATAATCTGCATTAGTGTTCTCTAATGTTTGTAACACACAAAGTATGTTACTTAGTTGCATAGTTACTATATCTGCTTTGGCTGTTAACACAAACGGTCCTAGCACCACGTCCGGTCCATTAATTAATACTGTTCTTGGGTTTTGAATAGTGATGCAGTCATCTTCTATTGCAATAAGTTTACCAATGAACTCATCATTAGTAATACTTCTAACCGTAACTGTTTCTGATAACCGATCTTGTAATATTGTAGTAAACATTAAATTGTACCTAACTTGTTTGTGTCTATCAATGCTTTATATTCTGTAAAGCCACCTATCTTTTCGCCATCAACAATGATTTGTGGGAATGTTCTTGCACCTGGGAATGTTTCCATAAGTGCTTCTCTGTCAAAATCTTCATCTAACATTTTATATGTTAATTTGTGCCCTTCTCTTTCTGCTAAGGCTTTTGCTTGTACGCAGAAAGGACATTGTGGCTTGCTATAAATTTCTACTTTCATTATAAACTAAATCCTTTAAATGTGTCTTCCGTTACATCTTGCTTTGTACCGCCAGTGATATAACTACTAATTTCTGTCTCTTGTGGTGCTACTTGTACCTCACTACCACTGATCCATTTTTGCGTCCACGGTAACGGGTTACTTGCACTAACAGTATACGGACAGTTAAGTCCAACTGCTCTCATACGTTTAGCACCAATCCACTCTACATAATTTTTAAGTAGCTCAGAGTTTAATCCTATCATACTGCCATCTTTAAACAAGTAATCAGCCCAGGCTTTTTCTTGTTGTATGGCTTCCATGAACATTTCTACACATGCTCCATCAGTTTCTTTTGCAATCTTGGCAAAATCTTTGTCGTCTATTTTTAAAAGTTTCAACATCTGCTGGGTACTTGCTAAGTGAACGTTCTCATCTCTAGCAATAAGTTTAATGATCTTCGCATTACCTTCCATCTTCTTAAGTTCTGCAAAGGCCCAACTACATGCAAACGATACATAAAAACGTACACCTTCAAGTATATTTACACTCATTAGGCATAACCACAGTTTCTTTTTGAGCTGGTATAGATCAACTATAACTTTTTTGCCGTTAACTGTGTGTTCTCCCACACCTAATAAATTGTAATAACCAATGTCATTTATGAGATCATCATAGTAACGACTAATAGTATCAGAACATGCTACAATCTCTTTCATGTTTAACATGTTATCAAATACAACACTTGGGTCAGAATAAATGTTACGAATAATATGTGTATAGCTTCTGCTGTGAATAGTTTCTGAGAATGCCCAAGTTTCAATCCATGTTTCTAATTCAGGCAGACTTACTATAGGCAAGAGTGCAAGATTAGGTGAGCGTCCTTGTACACTATCTAGTATAATTTGTCTTTTTAGATTACTTGTAAAAATGTGTTGTTCGTGCTCTGTTAGATCTCTAAAATCTTTTGTATCTTTTGTGATGTCTACTTCTTCTGGTCGCCAAAAGAATCCTAACTGCTTGTCTGTTAGTTTATCAAATTGCCTATATTTTAATACATCAAATCGTTGGACATTAACGCCCCCATCAAAAAACATACTACTTTTAGTATTGTCTCTAGCTTTAGTATTGAAAACACTCATTAACGTTCCTTAAATCTTACAACTATCGCAGTCGTCATCTTCTACGGAAGAAACAAAGTTTGCTTCTACTGACTTACGAGACTCTTCTTTGTCTATGTCAATCTCGCCTTGTCCATCGTGAGTGTTGTTATAATATAACTGTTTTCCGCCATATTTATAAAACATGATAATGTGCTGTAATAGGACACTCATTGGGATTTTTTCGTCCTCAAAGTGTTCTGGGTTATATGATGTATTCACAGAGATACCTTGATCGATATACTTCTGTAAAACTGCCATTATTTTTAAATAACCTTCTGGACTTTTCTGATCCCATAGAAGGTCATACTTATTTTTTAATTTTGCATACTGTGGTACTACTTGTTTTAATACACCGTGCTTGCTCTGTTTTATACTTACAAAACTGCGTGGTGGTTCAATACCGTTTGTGCTGTTACTGATCTGTGCTGATGTTTCTGCTGGCATAAGTGCCATTAGTGTTGAGTTACGAATACCGGTGTCTTTAAGTTGCTTACGCAATCCTTTCCAATCCATACGTTCTTGGTGCTTAACCAATTCGTCAACATCTTTCTTGTATGTTTGGTTAGGTGTTATGCCGTCGCCATACTTTGTTTCATTAGTACCTGGACATGCACCTTTTTCAACTGCCAAATCCGCACTTGCTTTAATTAGATAATAACTCCATGCTTCAGCAAACTCGTCAACTAACTCTAAGTTAGGATCTTGGTAATTAGTATCATTCTTTGCTAACCAAAATGCAAAGTTAATAATACCAACACCTAACGGACGTCTTTTGTATGTGGCTAACTCTGCCGCCACTACTGGGTACTTCTGGTAGTCTAGCAACGCATCTAAGCCCCGTACAGCAAGTTCGCACGGCTTAGCAAAGTCTTGTGGGGTCTTTATTCTTCCCCAGTTAATTGCTGACAACGTGCATAATGCAATCTCACCTTCTTCGTCATTAATTGTTGTTAACGGCTTTGTAGGTAAGTTAATTTCACAGCATAAGTTACTTTGTCTAATAGGTGCTACTTCTTCTTTGAACGAGCCGTGTGTATTTGCATGGTCTACATTCATTAGGTATATTCTACCTGTATCTTTTCTTTCAGTAGCAAATGCACTAAACAAGTCAATTGCTTTTAATGTTTTCTTACGCAGTCGAGTATTTCTTTCTGCTCGCTCGTATATTTCTTTAAACTTGTCTTGGTCTTGAAAAAACGCTTCATACAATCCAGGGACATCTGCAGGCGAGAACAACGTAATATCTCCGCCACTTAGCAGTCGCTCATACATCAGTTTATTAAACTGTACACCGTAATCCATATGTCTTACACGGTTTTCTTCTGTGCCTTTGTTGTTCTTTAATACTAGCATGTCTTCAATTTCTAAATGCCATAACGGATAGTATAGTGTAGCCGCTCCGCCTCTTACTCCACCTTGTGAGCATGACTTAACTGCTGACTGGAATAATTTAAAGAATGGAATAACTCCTGTGTGAGTTGCATCTCCGCTCCTAATAGGCGATCCTATTGCCCTAATACTACCTGCACCTATACCTATGCCTGCCTTCTGGCTTACATACTTTACTACGGCGCTTGTAGTAGCGTTAATGCTGTCTAAACTGTCGCCTGTCTCAATGAGTACACATGAACTAAACTGTCGCTGTGGTGTTCTAACACCAGCCATTACTGGCGTAGGTAGACTAATGTAATGCGTACTAATTGCATCATAGTAATCTTTAACTGTTTGTAGTCTTGTTTCCTCTGGATATGCACTAAACAATGTTGCAGAAATTAACATATAAGCAACCTGTGGGGTTTCAAATATCTCCCCCGTATTACGATTTTGTACCAGGTATTTCCCTCTAAACTGTTCCATTGCGGCATACGTTAAACTTTCGTCACGCTCGTGTGCAATGTAGTTACTTAGCTCGTCTATTTCTATTTTTGTATATAGTTCTAATATTTCTGGGTCATAAAACCCTCTGTCAATGTTACCCTGAATAATATCGCACAAACACGGTGGTGTAAAGGTGCCATACACTTGCTTACGCAAATGATAGTTAATTAGTCTACCAGCAACAAACTGATAATTTGGAGTTTCTTCTGTGATTAAATCCGCGGCACTTTTAATAAGAGTTTCTTGTATTTCTGAACTAGTAATACCAGTATAAAATTGTATGTGGCTCTTAATTTCAACTTCTGATTCACTAACACCGGTGATACCCTCACATGCATGGAAAACAACTTTATGTAACTTGTCAAGCTCTAACGGCTCTTTGCGACCGTCTCTCTTGCTAATTAAAATTTCTTTTGACATTAATGTTCCTGTGTGTGAATTAGTTTTATGCTAAACGTTATTATACATGTTACTATTTAGTTTGTCAAGCATAAAGTTTATCTAGTGTTATAATACCTGAATGAAACGTAACGGAGTTATCTCTAACGAATTTTTCAGTAGAAATCTCTCCAGAAATAAAATTAAAAAAGGAACCGTCCACTTCAAAAATGGCGCCTTCTGCTCCTGTAACATGATTACTTATCATTTCAAAATTCAATGATTCTGTGTTTATGAAGCCTAAATTATGTAGTGTAGATGCTATAACAATAGACACACCTGATTGGCATAAGTAGCCTTCTTTAACAATATCAAATACGTTTGGCCAGTCTTGGGGATTATAATAATCGATATAACGAGGCTTAGGTTTAATACCTTTAAAGCCTAATGCTACATCTAGTGCTGTGCCGTTATGTGGGAAGTCATTTCTAAAAGTGCGCCAGGCTCGAAGCCTAGCATCGCCGTCCTGGGTATTATTGAACATAAAATCCTATTTAGCTGAGTGCAGACCAACGGTCTTGAACGTATTTAAGTTTTACTTGTACACCTAAATTATGTGTAATATTAGTATTAGATTCTGCTTCTAGTTGATTGCCGACTAAGTATATACTAACAAGTCCTGCTGAAGACATTTGAGCTCTAAACTTAGGCTCAACTAGTTGATTAGTATGAGTAGTAATCTGAGAGTGGCTTGAGAATGAATCATTAAAAATAACAGCATTTGCTGTGTCTGTAAAATCCTTTCTTCCTGCAATAGTCCAAGTACCTGTTCTAATGTACTTGTTTGCAGATTCG